GCCATGCGCTTCTTCAATGTATCGAAGGCATCGCCCAATGCGTCCGTTGATTTCTCCGCCTCACGAGCCAGTCCGGTCTGTTCTGCTGTGAGCACCTGTCCAAGTCTCTGAGCGCTCTTGCCCATTTCCTCAATGGCCTTAGACCCAAGCTCCATCATCGGGGCCATGTCTACGCCCGACTTGCCGAAGGCGTCCATGAGGTACTTGGTCTTGGCGATGGGGTCTTGGAGGGCGTTGTATTCGTCAGCGATTGCGCCAAGTCCAGAGATGGTTGGACTAAAGCCCTTGCGGATGGCCCCCTCCATCGCCTTGGTGAGGGTCTCCTGAGAAACCATCATGTCGTCGGCGGCCTCAACCAACATGCCGGCCTGCTCGACGGTCGAGCCAATGGTTCTGGCAAGGTCACGCTGGACCTTGGCTTGGTCGATGAAGAGTTTGGTGCCGTCGGCCACCATCTTGATGGCAGCGCCCGCAGCGACAGACAGGGCGGTAAACGCCAGCGTCGTGGGGTTGATAGCCCCGGTCAGTTGGGACAGCATTCCCTTGGCTCCACCAGCGCCCTTCTCCAGCCCACCAAGGGCAGTCTGGGCCTGTTGCGCGGCGCTCTTCAGGCCGCTCGCATCGCCATCAATTTTGGCTACGATTCTTGGCATCTACTTCTCCTTGGGTGGATGCAGCAGCTTCTCTATCTGCACCACGATGCTGAACGCATCGGGGTTGTGCTCGCTCCAGTCGGCGTCCACCTCGTTCTTGGTCAGCCATTCGCGGTAGGTGCTGTAGATGTTGAACGCCACATTCATCTTAGTGAACAGTCCATAGGGCTGGTCTTGTAGGCCCCCAGAAACGGGCAAGCAACTCCACGCTTTGCACTGGAGGGCTTTGAGGAGTTCGGGGGGCTTTGGCCCCTCACCCTTTGCAGCAAGGGCGGAGGCAATCAGGAGTTTGGGCTGACTTCTTTGACCTCGTTGATAAGCTTCACAACGGCCTGCCCCAATGCGAAGATAGCCCGCACGGAGCAGTTGTCAATAGCATCTTCAGACTTGGGCACCCGAGGATCGGTGGACTTAATGAAGCCGCCAGCGATAGCGCCCGCCACAATGGCCTTCATAAAGGCAGCATCGGTCAGGCCCTCTGATGGCAGCAATTCACGAACCTTCTTCTCGTACTTGTCTAGTTCCCCCAGCGTCAGGTCATCGGGCAGGGCGAACTCGAACTTCTTAGACATGGGCTCCCTTTCAGTCGGCGTTAGTCTCGACAATTGCGGCCGTCGGCTGGATGGTGACGCTGACAGGTGTAACCCCGTCATGGGCCACACCAACCGTCAGCCCGGTCACGAAGCCAGCGATAGCCAGGTTCGGGTTCGTCCCCGTTCCCTGCGGGCGGATGTGGAGCGCAGCAGTCGTGGAGCCAGTGAACGCAGTCCCAACAGCGAACTTTGTCCGCATGGCAGCAACCGTGCTGTCGTCCCAGCCGTCGATCCGCACCGAGGAGTCCTTATGCCCAGCCAGATACGACTTGTCAGCGTCGCCTGCGCCCGTGGACTCGTAGGTATCCATTGTCTGTGTAATCTCGACGGACTTGATTAGGTTGGCCGTGACCGCCGTAGTTCCAATCACGACAACCAGAGCATTGCCTGCATACTTGGCCATAGCATTCCTCCTATGAACTCGTCACGGTGCTTTCGGTAACGCCGCCGCTCGTCTGGAACGTCACACTGAAGGGGGTCACCCCATCGTGCGCCACGCCCAACGTCATGCCCGTCACAATGCCCGAGAAGGCGATGGAGGGGGCACCCGTCACAATCCCCTGCGGGAAGATAACCACCGTATCCGACGCAGCATGTCCATCCCACAGGTCACGCAGCGTTGCGTAAGCACCGTCGTCCCACATGTCGATGCGGACGCTCGCATCCTTGTGGCCAGCGATGTAGGACTTGTCACAGTCCCCTGCGCCGGTCGATTCGAAAGTGTCCATGTTGTACGTGATTTCCGCGCTCTTCACGAGGTTGGCGGTCAGCGCCGTTGCGTCCGATGCCGTAGCCGTGGTGCCGATGCCGACCTGTAGTAAGTTGCCCTGATACTTTGCCATGCTATCCTCCTAGTTTAGAAGCTCTGACCAGCTTGAAGTACACTCCACGCCATAGAAGGCGTTGCCCGACCCCAGCGGGTACTCGTAGATTCCGGCCGCCACCGACAACCCCGTCATGGTCATCCCCGAGGACAGGGCGCCCGTGGCAGATGTTAGGATCATGTCCACATACGCACCGCAGTACAGCACCAGGTCGGGCAGGACGGTCATAATCCCCCTGTCCTGTCCAACCGCCTCGTGTAACATCAGGTCGGTGACGTTCCAGTTCATCAGGGCGCCGGGGCTTGCAACCCCCACGGAGATGCGCTCCAGAGAACTCCCCTCGCTGCCCCAGCTTTCTGTAGGCAACAGGGATCGTATGGGCAGGCTGGCGGTGGTCATGGTTGTCTGAAGCTTGTTCAGGTCCAGCCCCTTGACGGTTACGGAAGCCCCTCGCGTGTTCGTGTAGGTCACGCTCAACGCGGCCAGGTTAGTGAACAAAGTCCTGATTGTACTGGCCATCAGACTACTCCAACCTTCGTTCGCCTATACCGGAAACAGATTTCCGCCACATCAGCGGGCAGCCTGGACGGGAGGACGACGGACCCATCCGCCGTTATCACCGGGCGGTCGTTATCTGCCCCGGCATTCTTCTGGTGGTACAGCCACGCCGATAGTCGGATGGTTGCATGAACGATGTCCGCCGGCGCCGCTACCGAGTACGCCCACTTGCCCTCGATGGCTATATCATCATCCGGCTCCGTGGTGTACGTCCAGTACAGGTTACTGTCCGCCCTCAGCTTGATGGCGTGGACCGGAGTGGAGTCTCGCGGGTCAGTAAGCCACACGCCATCCGTGCTGTCGTACTCCGTCCCGTCCCCCGTGTCGATGGTTCTGAGAACGGCAAGGTCTTTGTCCAGCATCAGCCAGCCGTCCTCAGTCACATCCTCATTCATGGAGAAGTGGCGGGTTGTGTAGTCGTCGTCACACGTCCCGGCAGACGCCTCGAACGTGCGCCTGCACTCCAGGTCGATTAGGGCCTGCGCACGCGTGACCAGATTCCCGATAAGCGTGTCGTCCGTGTTGTCACAGTCGGGGATCCCAAGAAACTCCTTGACATCGCTTGATCCGGCGTAGGCCATAGGACCTCCTTACACCGACACAAAGTTATCGGCGTCATTCCCCCTGCTTTCCCCACCGTATCCAATCGCCACCGCCGTAACCCATAGCTTCGTGGCATCAGATGACCAGGCATGGAACAGCAGCGACCCACTTCCGCCCGTGGCCTTGATGGCATTCACGTCCAACATATACGGCCCGCTGGTTGCGGTCGAGGATGACACGGCAATAACGCCATGCGTTGCCCCGGTAATGTCGGCATAATCCGTGAAGTCCGCATCTGACCCGGCGGCGAAAGTTGTTTGCTTCATAATGTACCAATGCATCGTAGCGTCCGAAGTGGCCCCGACAACAGAGTCGTAACCCAGCTTGACGCCGTGAATCAGGAACAAGACTCGCGGGTTCTGTGCGGTTACATCAACGGGCGTCCCGAATGCCCCGTCTGATGTAGTTGCGTCGGACGTTGGCTGCCCCTCATAAACACCCCTTACCCAAGCGCGTGACCCGAGATTGTGCATGATCCCTCCTTACGCAGCGGCCTTGACAATATCGCTTGACGGGATACCGTGGTTGACCACACCGCCGTAGCCCAGGGCCACAACGTGCGTCTCCAGGGCCGTGGCATCGGACGAGAAGATGTTGAACATGATCCTCCCGGCCGAGTATTTGCGAACATCCACGTCCAGAAGGTACGGCCCATAGACTGAGGCCGCGGCCGAATCAAGGACGGTCACGATCCCATGCGTCGCCCCGGTAATGGCGGTGTAGTTCGTGAAGTCCGGCGCGTCGCAGTTGGACCCGTAGACCTGCCAGTACATCGTAGAGTCGGATGTGCCCGCATCGCTGGCCGTCGGCTGCTTGATCCCGTGGATGATGAACAACACCCTTGGGGTGCTGGCGTCCATCGTGAGTACCGAATACGCCCCGTCCGATGTCTGGTCACTCGTTGGCAATCCGTCATAGACGGCCTTTGCCCAGACGTAGTTACTCAAGCTTCGTTCCATTCCCATTGTGCCCTCCTTGCTCTTCGGGGGGTGCCTGTTACCAGGCACCCCCCTCGGGCTATTCAGTTGGAGACTAGGTATCCTTCTCGATGAAGTGGTAGATGTGCGACCCCATCGTGATTGCCCCTCCCTGACGGAAGGAGGCCAGGATACCGACCTGCCCATTAGCTGCATACAGTTCGTTCAGTCTGCGAACGAACAGCCCCTGGCGGTTATACAGGGTATACGCCTTCGGATCGAAGAAGGCGATGCAGACCTTGTCCGACTCGGCGCCGTTGTAGGCGCCAAGACCGGAGTTGTTAAACACGGGCCGACCCAGAAGATTGCCGATGGTCCCGCCCGTCCCCTGGATGGACGGCGCGCCGAACGCGTACGGGGTGGCGACAAGAATCTGTCGCAGGTACGATTCGGTCGTTCCGTTCATCAGCCACACGGCGCTGTCTCGAAGGTTGTCATTCAGCCCGTAGGCAATGGCAAACACTTCGGCAACCGTGATGACGTCAGAGGTCGCCTGGTCCACCGTTGCCACGGGGATCAGGCTATCGAACTTCGCAACCCCACTGTGCTGCGCGGAGCCAGAGCCGACCGCCGCATAGTAGGCCTCGGTCTGGGCCGCCCAGTCAGCGAGGGTATTGCCCAGGAACTCGTCAAGGTTCGAGGCCTGGTCTGCGACCAGTTCCTCGGAGACCTTGATAAGCCGGGTCCACTTGAACGCCGTGATGGTCACGGGGTCAAGCTGCGGTTCCTCTTCGTAGTAGTCGCAGGTCTCTGACGTCACTTCCCACTTGGTCAGCGAGGTGCCCTCGGCAGGAACCTGCACGCTGTCGCGCGAGCCAGTGATCTGTTGCACGCCGGCAAGTCGCGTCCAGCACTTCGCGTTGACCTTGGCCTGGATCGTGTTGTGGAAGTCGATGGGGACAAGGAATCCACCATAGGAGTCCGTGCCCTCAACCAG